AAATTCGTTATTGGACATAAAAAAAGGGAACAACTATTGTCATTCCCTTTTTTTATTTGTATTTTATTTGTTTTTATTCTATCACCTCATCAATTTTACTTTCGGTAATTGATGTAATTCTCCAGTCCATTGTATAGTGTTCATATACTTTTGTGACTTTTGCCTCAACATCCGTGGGTGTATACCCTAAAACTAATTTTTCTTCTTTAACTTTTTTTACTTTACCTGATTCAGTATCCAATAAATCAGAAGTGATTTTTGCTACAAAATATTTTTCTCCTTGTTCCATAATTTTTTTATTTACCCAAATAATCGGATAAACGTTTCATTAAGTCAAGTGATTTGTTTCCACTATCACCAACATTTCTCTCAACTGCCATTTTTTTGTCCTCTTCTAAATTCTCATCAAACTTCATTCTTTCATTTTCATCACTGAAAAGATAAGCACCAGGAGTTGATGGAGAAGATACCAAGTCAAAACAGATTAATTCAAAATCATCTTGAACTTCGTTTTGTTCACCAACCTTTTTTAGAGAGCCAACACCACGAGAAGAAATACCAAGTGTTACACCTTGTCTTAAATAGTTTGCGGCTAAATCGCCTTTTGTGGAACATATACCCCTTTCGTGAAATCCAGGACTTGTAAGTAACCTTAACTTACCTAAAAGAACAGGTCCGTCCCACCATACTTCAGTTATAATGTGTGATACTCTATCTAAATCTATAAGAGATGATTCGGGGTGGTTAAGTTCGGAAAGGGAAGTTCCTTTGTCAATCATTTTTTTATAATTTTCAGCTTCCCTTTTTAATACCTTTTCTGGATATACTCTTCCATTTCTATTTGGTGTATTATATTTTTGTAGAACTGCGTAAAATTCAAATGGTTTTGAATAATCTAAAAAGCTCTTCTGTTCCATAATAAAATGGTTTCCGTGAGTTTTCGGATTAATATAACCTGCGTCATATTCAATAAGAATCCCCCTACCTGTATCGTTTGGTCCTAATATCTTCATTTCAAAAGTTTTTATAATAAATATTAAACTTTTTCTATTTTTACCTTCTGTGGTTTTGAATTTCCATTTTTTGTCAAATAAAACTTGAAATACTCATTTCCCGTGAAAACATCAGAGTATATTTCTTTGGTTAAATTTTTAAGTGATTTTTTTAGTTTTGTGGATTTGAAATCTATTGTTTCATTTAAGAATAGATTTATTTCTAAATTCATAAAAGATTTCTTTTTTAGTTGTAAACCACTTGTTCTTAAATCTAAATCAACAATAAATTTATCATCAAATAATGTTTTATCTAAATTTTCATAAACGGAGTGTTTAACTGCTCTATTCATATTAAGAACTAATCTTGTCCAATTTTCTACTTCTAATTTTGGTTCTACCCATGTTTGAATGTTTAAGTAAAGTGATTTGAATTCTTTTGAGTCAACTGTACCATACAATACTTTTGATGTCCTAAAACCGTTGATTTTGGAGGTTTTTCCTTTTTTCATAATAATTTTTCATATCTATCATGTTTATTTTATTGAAGTTTATGTAAATTTGGGATATATATCAATATAACAAAAAACTAACTAAATAATTTATGCTTATTGTAACAGTCAAAAAAAATGATATTGAACGTGCCCTGAAGGAACTTAAAAGTAAGGTTATTAAAACACGTCAAAATTCTAAACTAAATGAGAGGAGAGAGTATACAAAAAAATCTGTCCTTAAAAGACAGATTTTTAAAAAGGCTGAATATCTTCAGAAATTTAAATCACAAAATTAAATATTTTTATTTAACTCTTGTAGTTTGAAATAGTTAATACGGGAGAACTCTTCCGCGTTTACTCTATTTAATGTTTCATTAATACGTTGTAATGTTTCCGTATCACTCTCACTTTCTTTAAGTTCCTCTAATTTGTCTGTGACACTTTCTTTTATTACCTCAAATTTTAATTTTAATTTTTTTTCATCTTCAGATAAGATACTTTTAAGTTTTTTAGTATCACTTTCATTTAATGAACCTAAAAAATCGTTTACAGTTTTGTTTGCAACATTGACTAATTGTTTTAGAGGTATCTTTTCTGAAATTTCAGTTACATCTGAAGGTTCTTGTTTTAAGTTTTCTAAAATTATTTTTTTACTTTTAATTTTATTTTCTAATGTAAGAACGTTTGTTGAGAATAGGTTATCTAAATTTTCATATTTGTTTTCAGTTTTAACGTCCGCTAACCAAAGGTTCACCTCATCAATCTGTTTTTTCGTTATTTTATTTACAGTATTTTCATATAACGTGATTGACTCATTAATTAACTCGGTTCCTGTAGATTCGTTTAACGATTTTTTTGAGGATAGTTCGTCGTAAAGAAAAAACAATTTACTTAAATTTTTATTCTCCAAAACCAACTCCTTAAAAATAAACATATTCGGTTTAAATGTATCTCTTCCGTAAGATTCAGTTAGACATTTTTCCACCTTACTTTTTATTAATCCTATTTTCATAACTTTTTTAATATAAATATATTAATCTTTAAGTATTTTCAGTAATTCGTTTTCAATATCCCCCAAAGAAGAGTTTTTATACATAAAATCAATATCGTCACCTTCTAAAAGTAAATTTTCAAGCTTCTTTTTACTTTCAGGTAAACCACCTGGTTCTGGTGGTGGCGGTCCTGGAGGTGGTGCTCCTCCACCCATATCTAATCCACCTCCTTCAGGTGGTGGCGGTGGTGTACCATCAGTTGTACCACTTACAGTTTTGTATAATCTATCAATAGTATCAAACATACCTGTATGTGTAATGACTGTTGCAGTATTTGCAAGTTCCGCAGCAACTGCTCTTTCCATTCTTTGTCTTTGTGTATCAATTTTAATATCTTCATCAGAGAACCCAAAAATATGTTTTTTAGCCCAAGTTGCTGATGTTGGTGCAAGCGAATTTGGTATTTCACTAACAAGATCTTTATATAACAATACTTTTTCTTTCCATACATCAACCATTAATAAATCTGCCTGTTTTGATGGATTATTAAGTCCTAACGTGAAATTTTGTAGTTCGTCCTCAAAACCTAATAAGAATAAATGAATAATTGCAATTTTATTTAATTCACCAAGCATATTTTTTTGGATTCTATTAATTGTTCTTGCAAAACGAATATCTAATAAAGATAAATTTTTACCATCACCAACTGGTTCCTCAAACCCAAGATACGCTTTAGGGATACGTAAAGCTGTGACAAGTTTCTTTTGAATATATTCAATATCCGCAATTTCAGATAGGTTTTGTGCGCCGGCTAATGTCTCAATAGGCATTGTTTGTGTCGCATCTCTAACAGGAATAAAATAATCTTGATCTACTGCCATTTGATTAAAACGTAAATCAACATTTCCTGTTTTATTATCTACTATTTGATCTCTCTTAAATTTATTAGCGACTCTTTGTACATACGGTTCAACATCCTTGTCGTCCATATTACCTACAAATATTTTAAATACTCTCCTTTCAGGGGCTCTTGATGTTCTATAAATCAACATTGCGTCTTCCGCTAAAACTAATTGTTTCCAAATCCTTCGTGCTTTTTCTAACATAGATGTTCCATATGGTAGTTTTCTGTCATCACCCAACAATCTAAAGTGAGCCACCTCAAAAGTGTTGAACTCCATATTCTTTTCTTTCCAATTGAACCTTAAACCTTTTTCATCTGTTTTGACTTCGGTATTTGGACTTCTTGGTGTCATACCCTTTTCCATCCTCTCAATTTCAATATTAGGTAATTGCACACCGCCAATTATACCTTTTTCTGGATCTAATTTTAGATAAACAAAATTATCACCATACTTACAGGTGTTTCTAATCCACATCTGCAGATTGGTATTAATATCTAAAGTATTATTAAATAAATCGGCTAAAATACCTTTTATTCTTTTTGATTCTGAATATATTTGAAGTATGTGTCCGTCTTCATTTGGTGTTGTGGATTCTTCAGCATAGATATCAAGAGCTGTTGATATTTCAGGAGTAAACTCCATAGATTCATAATCGTAAAACGCGGCTAATCTCGTTGGTTCATAATAAATTGCTTGAGTATATAGGTTGTTTTCAATCTTTGTCCATTGATTTGCCAAAAATAAAGATTGTTGCGCTTGTAATTTTTCTTTCTCAAACTCGTTTCTATCTTTAGTTCTTAATAACTCTTTTTTATCAAATCTATGTGTTGGCACATCCTGTCCTAATAATGAATTAGGTCCAAATGTTTTTGATAGCCTTTGCCATACGGTTAATTGGTTTGTGTTTTGTTCCATATAAAAAAATTAATTTATAATTGTCAAATATAAATATTCATAAATTTTTAATTTATTATTCTTCGTATTTTAAATACAAATCAGTCCCAACTTCTATGTAAACGTCATTTGTTACTACTATAGCGTCAAGTATGTTTTAAGTTGGGGTTGGTGTAGGAGTTGGTGTAGGTAAAGGTGTTTGACTTGGTGTGGGAGTTGTAACGTTATAAATTCTTTTATTATCAACACCACTACCTTTCTTGAACCCAAAAGTATTTGGTGCAACTTTTACGGAATATACATTTAACCCAGGAACTATTAAGTTAGATCCACCATTTATTTTTCCAGAAGTAGGTCTTCGTTCTAATCCCATTTTTTTATCTTTTCATACCCCCGAATAACCATCCGTATTTTATATATTCATCCTTTGATGGACCTGAATTCATTCTTTGTCTTTCAGAAAACATATGAGTATTTGGCATTACAGGATCAAAATGAACTTGTTTACCAACAGAATCATTATTACTTACAGTCCACGATTCAATCATTATTTTAGTTTTTTCAACAACTTTTTCAAGTTTTTGAAATGACGACTCCCCAACGT